ACCGTGGAGATGGCCGTCATCACTGTGGAGATCACGGACTTGATCGTATTCCACACGATGGAGATATGGGTCTTGATGCCGTTGACGACCGTGGTAACCGTCGTTTTGATCGCATTCCATACCGTAGAGAAAATGCTCTTAATCCCCTCCAGCACAGAGGAGAAAAAGCTCTTGATCCCGTTCCACACCGTCGTCGCCGTGGTCTTGATGCCGGTCCATGCCGTGGAGAGCCAGGTCTTAATGGCCGTCCATACGGTCGTGAAGACCGTTTTGATCCCGGTCAGCGTATTGGAGAAGAACGTTTTTATCGCGTTCCATACCGTGGTCGCCGTAGTCTTGATCTCATTCCAGGCATTGGAAAGCCAGGTGGAGATCGCCGTCCATACGGTCACCGCCACAGTCTTGATCCCGTTCAGAATATTGGAGAAAAATGTCTTGATGCTGTTCCAGGTATTGACGAAAAAGGTCTTCACGCTTGTCCATACCGTATCCCAGTCCGTGCCGAACCAGGAAAGGAACACATTCGCCACACCTTTCAATGTATCCAGCACCGTGGAGAAGATCGACTTGATGCCCTCCCAGATCGTGGAGAACAGGCTCTTCACCGCTTCCCACACCCCGGACCAGTTGCCCTGGAACAGGTTGCTGAAGATATCGAAGATGTCAAGCAGCGCATCCAATACGGTACCCAGCACTGTGGCGATCACCTGGAAGGCTCCCTCGAACACCGGGGCAAGGACCTGGCAGAACTTATCCCATACCGCTTTCAGCACTTCGGTGATGTTCTTGAAGTCAAAGCCCAGGGCATTGAGCCGCTCGGTGATGGCATTGCCGAATTCCTGGAACTTGGCCTTCACGCCCTCCCAGATCGCTGTGATCTTATTGCGGAACTCCTCGTTGGTCTGCCACAGATGCACAAAAGCCGCCACAAGGACGGCAATGACGGCGACGACAGCCCCGACGGGACTGCACAGCGCGGTAAAGACTTTTTTCAGTGCGCCGCCCACGCCGCCGACTTTCTTCATGACCTTTGCGATCTTCACAAAGCCTTTCATGGCCAAACCAACCGTGGATACCGTCTTGCCGAGCACCACCAGCAGCGGGCCGATGGCAGCTGCGAGAGCCGCAACCTTCAGGATGGTTTTCTTCTGGGCTTCGCTCATGTTATTGAGCTTGTCCACAAAAGCCTGCACCTTGGAGACAACCGCACGGATCGCGGGCATGAGCAGCTCGCCGAAGGAGATCGCCAGCTCTTCCAGCTGGGATTTCAGGATGGTCAGCTGCCCTTTCAGGTTGTCCTGCATGGTCGCCGCCATCTTTTCGGAAACGCCGTTGTACTCTTCCACCCATTCGATGCCTTCTTCAAGCGCCTGGGACATGGGGATGATCGCCCCGTCCTTGGTCTTGACAAACACATCGGAGCAGGTGTCGATAGCACCGGACAGTTTCTCAATGTCCTCCGGGGCCGCGTTCATCAGGGCAAGGAAGCCGGACATGGCGTTCTTGCCGACCAGAGCTTCCGCCGCCTGTGCTTTCTCGGATTCCGTCATCTGGGCAAACGCTCCGCGGCAGTCGCCGAGGATATCCGACAGTGACCGCATGGAACCGTCCGCGTTGGTGGTGGCGATGGTCACATCCCCGAAAGCTTTCCCGGAGAGCTTCACCTCGCCGGTCAGGTTGTTCATGATGGTACGGAGCGCCGTACCTGCCTGGCTGCCCTTGATACCGCTGTTCGCCATCAGGCCGATAGCTTCCGCAGTATCCTCCGCCGAGAAACCGAGAGCGCCGGCGATAGGCGCGCAGTACTTGAAGGTTTCGCCCATCATGGAGACGTTGGTGTTGGCATTGGAGGATGCAGCCGCAAGGATATCCGCAAAGTGGCCGGAATCGGATGCCGACAGGCCAAAGGCCGTCAGCGCGTCCGTTACGATGTCGGATGTCGTTGCCAGGTCTTCACCGGAAGCCGCCGCAAGGCTCATGATGCCGTCAATACCGGAGATCATATCCTCTGTCTTCCAGCCGGCCATGGCCATATACTCGAATGCGGAAGCCGCCTCGGTTGCGGAGAACTTGGTCTTCGCGCCCATCTCTCGGGCTTTGTCCCGGAGGCTTTGCAGGTCCTCCCCGGTTGCGCCGGAAATGGCGGAAACCTTGGACATGCCCTCGTCAAAATCCGCTGCGGTCTTCACAGCCGCCGTCCCGAGGGCGACGATAGGCGCGGTCACATGGGTGGTCAGGGTCTTGCCGGCGCTGGCAATCTTTTCGCCTACCTGCTGGAATTTCGTGCCGACTTCCTCGATCTTCGCAAGGGTGGCGTTAGTCTGGGACGCCTGGGATTCCAGGGACCTAAGCTGCTGTTCCGTCTCCTGAATCTCACGCTGCAGGGCATCATACTGCTCCTGGGTGATCTCGCCCTTCTGAAGCTGCTCGTTTGCCTGCTCTGCCGCCGTTTTCAGTGTGGTGAGCTTATCCTTCGTGTCCTTGATGGCCTGGGCAAGGAGCTGCTGCTTCTGCCTGACCAGTTCCGTATTGGAGGGATCAAGCTTCAGCAGTTTTTCTACATCCTTCAGCTGTGTCTGGGTGCTCTTGATGTCCTTGTTGACACCCTGCAAGGCCTTAGAAAGCTTAGTTGTATCTCCTCCAATCTCGACGGTGATGCCCTGGATTCTGCCAGCCATGATTTATCCCTCCTTTCTGCCCACAATGGGCGTGTTATTCCGCTTGCTTTGGCTGAAGAAAAAGAGCCAATGGATGAAGATCCATCAGCTCACGGTTTCGTTTGATGTTTTCCTGTTTGATCCGCTCTGTATCCCGGAGGAACTGCTCCGTCACGGGTTTAACTCGGATCAGCTGCCGCCTGCGGTTGTACTCGCCGATTCTCTTCCGCAGGTCATCATCGGTTGCAGCAATGGGGTAGACCGCTCCGCAGTCAGGGCAGCGGAAAAAGGTGTATTCGATCTCTCCGTCCCTCGCTGTCTCCGGCATGAGTGTCTTCGCCACAGTGCCGCATTTGTCACATTTAATCTGCATACTGTTTCTCTCCTTTTCTGCACATAACGACGGCTTTTCTGCATAAAGAAATGGCGTTTTATATGCAGATAACCTGCTTTCGGGCATAAAAATACCCTGCCAGCTTTCACTAGCAGGGCTGCTCAATTAATGCACGTGATATTTTTGCGGCATCCGCAATCTTTTCACGTGTATTGGTTATCTGGAAATGAGGCTCTCATCCAGAAGGAAATCCTCAATGCCAACATACTGAATACCATTTTCATCCCGCCACGGTTTCACGTAGTCTTTCACGACAACAATTTTCTTGAAGGAATCAGGAATTCTGATCAGGGAGGCGATCTCCTGTTCCTTCTTTTCCGGATCATCGATGGATAAAGCGGATTGAATATAGTACCGTTCGTCGCCTCTGTTGACTACGAAGTCTACTTCCAGCTGTTTGCGGATGTTCTTTCCAGAATCATCCCTGACATTCTGCTCAATCACACCGACATCTACATCGAAGCCCCTACGGATCAGGTCGTTGTAAAGAACGTTCTCCATCAGGTGCGTTTCTTCCAATTGCCTGAAGCCGAGCCTCGCATTCCGAAGGCCAGGATCGGAGTAGTAGTACTTGACGGGCGTCTTGATGTACTTCCGCCCCTTGACATCGTACCGCTCCGCCTTCTGAATCAGAAACGCTTCCATGAAATATCCAATGTAGGTATCAATGGTATCAGGCGCTATTCGGATCTGCCGTTCACTGGCAAAGGTGTTTGACAGCCTGCTTGGATTGGTCAGGGAGCCGATCCCGGAGGCAAGCACATTAAGGAGAATCTCCAGGACTTCCGCGTCATTGTTCACCTGATGGCGTTCCAGGACGTCCTTGATGTAAGTCCTGTTGAACAGATCCCTCAGATAACGGCTCTTCTCCTCGTGCGACTCCATCGTCCACACCAGCGGCATGCCGCCGTAGGTGTAATAGTCTCGCCAAGCTCCGCGCTTATCTCCCTCGTAATGCTCATAGACTTCCGCAAAGGAGAGCGGATTGACACGGATCTCATCGCCCCTGTCCCGGAACTGGGTGAGGATATCAGAGGAGAGCATTTTGGAGTTGCTGCCCGTCACATAAATATCCGCGTTCGGGAGCTTCATCAGCCCCAGCACCACATCGATAAAGGTGAGCTTTTCATTCGGGTCATCCACATACGGATTTGGGATTTCAGTCACAAACTGGATTTCATCGATAAACACATAGTATCGTTTATCCTTATCCGGCATCCGCTCCTTCACGACTTTATTCAATTCAAATGGATTCCTGTACTTCGCATTGTCGATCTCGTCCAGAGCGAGTCCTACGATCTGGTCTTCTCCCACACCGTTATCCAGAAGATACTGGCGGTAAAGGGTGAACAGAAGGTAGGACTTCCCACTCCGGCGAAGGCCAGTAATGACCTTGATACGTCCATTGTCCTTTTTCCGGATCAGCTGATCCATATATTGCTTTCTCGCATACTGCATCGCATTGACCTCCATGAAATTTTTGCGGCATCCGCATTTTTTTCACGAGGATATTGTACCACGAGGATGTGAACATAGCAAGTCATTTAGCTGAAATTTTTGCGGCATCCGCATTTTTTTCACGCTATATGCGATCCATGTCGGCCTGCGTGGCCTGCTCCCTCCACTCCATGGAGTCACGGCTCTTTTCGAGGAACATATCGTTCACGGAGCCGATGGTCAGCAGGTTCAGATCAGCGATGGAAAGCCCCAGCTCCACACACCGGAGCATAAACAGAGCGGTCGTCATGGGCCGCTCCGTCTTCCTCAGTTTTTTCTTTCAGGTACCGTGGTCTTGATGTTCATGCCCCACAGGTCAATCAGCTCCGGAAGGATCTGATAGATACTGAAGGTATTGAACTGGTCGAGCCATTCATCCGGGCTGTCGTACTTCTCTTCCGGATGCGCCGCAGACCACATCACAAACGCCAGATCCTCAAACATCTCCAGGGAGAAGCCGTCCAGCGTGGAAGCGTCCTCATTGTTATCCTTGATGGCGTCGTTCAGGATCATCAGATCCTTGTATACGTCGCGGCCGAACTTGTTTCTGTAGATACGCGGAATCGCGGCGGAAGCCTTGAACTCCACAGGATTGCCGTCAATCTCGATCTTCTTGGTAACTGCCATGGTGTTAATCTCCTCTCAAAAATCATGTAGAAAAGGCAGGGAGTATTTCATCCCTGCCGGGTGGTCATGGGTTTATCAGCCGCCAGCGGGCTCGTCGCCGGTGTTGTCACCACTATTCTCATCACCGGAGTCGTCGCCGGCATCAGCCGGAGGGATATACACAGCGTCGTACCAGGCGTTGTACACGGCGTCGGAGGTGTTGACGCTGGTCTTGGCCTTTACATGCCCGCTTGCCAGCGGGGAAGCGATGATGGACAGTTCCTCCGTCTTGACTTCCTTCTCATCTTCCTTGGTGTCGCCTTCCTGGGAAGGACGGGACGCGCTGCAGCAGTAGAAGACATGGCGAATGGCGTGCTGGTCGCCCGTGAACTCAAACAGCAGGGCAAACCGCTCAAAGGTGGTATTGGCGTTCTCCAGCAGCACACCGTTGGCATCTTCCTCCTCGCACAGGATATCCTTCAGGAACTCCTCAGGAATCATGGCCAGCTCAAGGTCACCCTCGTAACCGGCGTTGTTGTTGAGAACGTAGTACACGATATCATCCGCATAGAAGTTCTCGCTTTCACCTTCCGGATCGAGGGACAGGCTCACAGCGCCGGGCAGGCGCTTGGGGGTATCGTAGGTTACGTTGCCGTCCTCATCGAAGGTCGCCTTTGCGTAAAAGCAGTTCTTGAGGCCGAAACGCACCTTGTTTTTCTTCTTGCTCATGGATTCTCCTCACTTTCCGGCTCCTCAGAGCCATCTTCATCCTCATACTGGAGATCGAGCACGACCTCATAGAGGACTTCATACATCTTCTCTTCCTCGATCCAGACTTCGGATTTATGGAAGAACATCTCATGCTCCGTCAGGAGCCGTTCCACCCGCTGTTCCAGAGGCGGATCTTTGGCATCGGTGTACAGTTCAATGTCCAGTTCATGCAGCTGGTAGTACACCGTGTTGTCCGCACCCAGAGGAACATTCCGGGGATACAGGAAACATAAAAAAGGCGGGTCCGGAGACTCACCTTCCGCAAAATGGTCATAGGCGATGGGAAGCGAAAGCTCCTCCAGCACCTCTACAACTTCATTGTGTGTCATGGCTTCGCACTCCCTTCTTAGCCTTTCAGAGCCTTTTCGATCAGGCCTTCCAGCATTTCGATGCCCATTTCCTCCGCAGGCGCGATATGCGGGATGGCGCGTACCCGGCCGCCGCCGCGTTTGGCATGGCCTTTTTCCAGCAGATGCGAAAGCATATACCGGCTGGGGCTGTACACGGTCTGTTCCAGGCTCTGGCTGTCTTCCGCCGTGGTCTTGACGGCCCAGCTCTTGGCGTACCGTCCTGTACGGACCGGCGCAGAGCTGTTGATCTGCTCCTTCACCGCCTTTGCAGACTTCCGGACGGCGGACTTGACGCCCTGGGCGCTGAGGTCGGCGTATTCTTCCAGTCCTTCATTGATGGCGTTTGCCAGCTCATCAATAGAAACCGACCTGCTCATGACGCGCCTCCCTTCTTCGCCAGCTTGCAGACAATCCGGATGGTCTTCAAGCTGGC